CAAGGCCGTGACCACTTTGGAAAAAGCCAAGGCCGACGCTGCTGGTGCAGTGGCGGTTCCCGCTGAATCGAGCCAACCGCTCGGCCGGGCTGAAATCCTCAATCAATTCAACGCGGAAAAGTCTCCGACCCGTCGGTCGGAACTGCTTCGCAAACTCGGACTGTAATCCAGTCCACTAGGAGAACACTACAATGGCCAACTCAATCGGAACAACGAATGCCAATGTAATCGCTCAGAGGGCTCTCGAGATCCTCGTGGCGGATTACAGCTTCCTGAGAAACTCCGTCACGGATTTCAGCAGCGAAGCGGCAAAATACAACGCCTCGATCTACACCCACCGCATCTCTGCGACGACCGCCCAGGACTACTCGCAGACGAACGGCTACGTGGCGACTGCTACCACACAAACCGACGTTCAGATCACCCTGAACAAGTTCAAACACGTTTCCTACGCGATCGATGATCAGGAGCGCACTAGCTCCAACATCAACCTGATCGAACGGTTCGCCGGCGCGGCCGCTCACGCTCTCGGGTTGCAGATGGTTGGTGACTTGCTAGCGCTTGTCACTTCCAGCAGCTATACCAATGCGCTGACCGTTGCGTCATCGGCTTTTAGCTATGCTTCCGTAGTGTCGGCTGGAATCACCCTCAACAACGCAAACGTTCCCCAGAACGATCGGTACGCGGTTCTCGCTCCTTCGTTCTATGGCCGTCTTTTGAATGATTCGACCATCGTGGCGAACGCTCAGATCTCCGGAGAACAGGCCCGCACGGCCGGAATCGGATCCGTCGCAGGGTTCAATATTTCTATGTACTCTGCTGTGCCAAGCAACGGGATCACTTTGGGCGGTTTTTTTGCCCAACGTGAAGCGCTCTTGATTGCAGCCCGCGTTCCCGAAGTCCCCACCGGCGTGCCCATCCCTGGAACGATCGACGTGGTGACGGAACCCCGCACTGGCCTGTCGGTTCAGGTTCGTGAGAACTACGACGTGGTCAAAGGGTTACTCCAACGCACCTATGCGCTGATCTACGGCGTGAAGGCCGGCGAGACCAACAGCCTCGTGCGTATCAACGGCAGCTAATTCACTCGGGGAGGGCGGTGGGCTGAAAGGCTCACCGCCCTTTCCACTTTAAGAAATCCTCAAATGTCTGAATTTACTGAATGCCTGAGGGAAAGTCTGGCCGCCCTTTACACTCAAACAGGCACGGCGGCCACCATCGGAACCACCAGCGTCACCGGAATCCTGTCCACAATCTCACGCAAAGAAAACGTCGAGCTAGGCGGTTTTGATTTGGATCTGAATTCAACGTTCACCATCGACCTGACCGCCATATCATCGGCCCCCACAATCGGATCCGTTCTTGTGGCCAATTCGGTCAGCTATCGGGTGGCGTCTTTGGATACGTCGATCGGCAGCTATGTGCTGGGACTTCGAGAGGTTTAAACGTGGCCACCCGAAATCCTAAAATTTCAATTTACATGATCGCCGGCCATGAGGCCGCATTCATGGAACGCTGCCTCTCCGCATTCAAGCCGTTCTGCGATGAACTGGTCGTCTGCATGGCGCAGGGATCCCGGCCGGACGACGGAACCAGGGCAATCGCTGAAAAGGCTGGGGCTGTCATTACAGAATATCACAACGCATCGGCAGGAGCCGATTGGCCGCACATCGACAACTTCGCAGCGGCTCGCAACAAGGCACTGGACGCCTGCTCCGGGGATTATGCCGTATGGATCGACTGCGATGACCTACCCCATAAAGACCTAAAAAACGCGTTTAAAAGGGCCGTGGCGGCGTTTGAATCCGATCCGAAGGTCGGCATCTATGCCGGAGTTTATGACGTTATAAACGCCAAACTGCGCCCAGTACGGGAACGGATGGTCAAGAAAACAGAGAACGGATGGACGGGCCGATGGAACTACGCCGTGCACGAGGCGCTTTTGCCGCTTCCGGGGTTCACTTCAGTCGGCGAGCAGGCGGTCTGGGTTGAACATCACCCTGGCGGATACAAACAAGGAAGCGCTGACCGCAATCTCCGCATTCTCAAAGCGCAACTAAGCGAGGCCGGAAAATACGCCTATTACTACCAGCAGGAACTTTTCCTATCCAACAACCGCACGGAATCGATACCATGGTCAAACGCTGCCGCGCACTGGCCAGATCAGGAGCCGACGCTGGCATACGAGGCCATGAACAATTTGGCGACGGCAACGCCTGACCGTGAAAAGCGGATCGAGCTTTATCACAAGGCGCATCACATGAATCCCAGCCGCCGGGAATCTCTTTACTATCTGGCCCGGGAGGAAGCGTCGGTCGGCCGCTGGTCGTCGGCGTATCATTATCTCAAGTCGGCGATGGTTCAATCGGATCCAGGCGTCACGGTCTGGAACGCTCAGCGAACGGTCTATGACTTTGAATGCATCGATCTGTACATCGCGGCGTGCCGTGCCGTTGGCGACAACGACGAGGCCGATCGGGTGACTGCAACCTGGCGGAAGATTCGTCCGGTCAAAATCTCAATCTGTCACGCCACCCGCGGGCGACCGCAGGAAGCCATCAACGCCCGGATCCTATGGATGAAAAAGGCGGCTGATCCGGCTGCCGTCGAGTGGATCTTTTCATGCGACGATGATGATGAAAAGGCGAAGACGTTGAAACCGTGGGGGCCGGTCATGGGCAAGGGTAGCTGCATCGCCGCTTGGAATAGGGCGGCCGCAGTGGCGCAAGGGGAGATCATCGTGCAGGGCTCCGACGATTGGGATCCACCGCTGCACTGGGATCAGATCCTGATCGACAGGCTAGGCGATACCAGCAAGCCGAAGATTTTGGCGATTAGCGACGGCCACCGGAAGGATGACCTGCTGTGCATGGCGATCATGACACGAGCAAGGTTAGAGGATCAGGGCGCCATGTTTGCGGCTGAATATGATCAATGCTCGGGAATCTTTTCCGACAACGAATTCAGCCACAGGGCAAAATTCGACGGAGTAATCGTGGACGCAAAAGACGTGGTCTTCAAACACAACAATCCGTTTTTCACCGGAGCACCACAGGACGAAGAATTCAAAAAGCATAACGCCAAAGAAAACTACACGCTGGGAGAAAAGATTTTTAAGGAACGCAATCCGTGATTCACACGCACAACGCGTTCAGACTTGGCGACAATTTGGTGCAATTAAACTTTCTGCGCCGCCTATGCCTGCAAAATCCTGAACTAGAGATCACGCATTATTACAATCCCGAGCTGTGCAGATTTGAGGAAATCGACGCGCTCCGGTCTGATATTTCACGCCGGCTATTTCTCAAGACGATTGACCAAGCTCCCAAAGACAGCATCGACTCTTGGCGCGGATCCGACGGTTACTGGTACGGCCATCCCGACAGATTGGATTTTGCAAAGTTTCACCTGTGCTGGTTTGAGGAACTGGCCAGCCGGATGGCCGTAAAAAATCCAATACGCAAAACGGAAGATCTCTTGTTTGATTATTGGGCGCTCGAATCGTTCATTCCTATGACCGAAGACTTTGACGTCGTCGTCATCAATTCCCCCGGACTGTCGAATCAATTCACAAATTTCAACAAAGACGACTTCACCGTTTTAATTTCAAAACTTGTCGCAAAAGGCCATCGAGTAATCACAACGGCGCCGACTGAAATCTGTCCTGCCTTTGAAAATAAAAACGTCACTTGGATCGGAGCCACGGCCGCCAAGGCGAAAGCGATCATCGGAACATCCACCGGGCCGAGCTGGCCGTGCCTGAACGTTCACAATAAAGACGCCTTTCACCTGCTTTGCGCGGATACCGAAAACGTGATCCTTACTGAACGCGGGCAGATGGCCAGAAGCGCATTCCACGCCATTCATATTTTGGAAGAAGTGGGGCTGCTTTGAAAGCTGAGCTGACGAAAGCCATGGAAACTTTGGCCTGGGATCCGGCCGTCCGGTTCATTGGATACGGCGTAAAAGTGGGGGGTCGGGCCGCCGGCACACTGAACCGCGTTCCTGATTCTCAACTGATCGAGACTCCTGTGGCTGAAAATCTCATGGTTGGAATGGCGACCGGCCTGAGTCTGGCAGGACTGAAGCCCGTCGTTTTTATCGAAAGAATGGATTTCATTCTGAACGCCTTGGACGCAATCGTGAACCATCTAGGCGCTGCGGCCCGGATAAGCTGCGGGCAATTCTATCCGGCCGCCATCATCAGAGTGGTCATCGGAAATAAAAAGAAGGCACTTTTTACAGGGCCAACGCACACGCAGGACTTCACCCAGGCGATCAGGGGAATGGTGGACTTTCCAGTCATCGATCTTTCACACCCTTCGCAAGTGGCCGGTGAATATAAATTTGCACTTGAGGGACTGAGCTGGGGCCGATCGACCATGCTTGTCGAACGAAAGGACGATTGGTGAAGCAGAACAAATACAGCGACCTGAAAATCTTCTCGTTTCCCGATAAGATCGCCAGCTTCCGAGATGATATTATCACGGCCCCGATCTACGTGCGGATCAAGCCGACGAATATCTGCAATCATGCGTGCCGTTTTTGCGTTTATTCTGATGGCACAACTCGGCCTAAGGATCGCCCGGATCTACATCTGCAAGCCGGAATGCACACCAGCATGAACGAACGGGACGTCATGCCTACGGCCAAGGCGATCGAACTGATTGAGGATCTTTCCAACATAGGCACCAAGGCCGTGACGTTCAGCGGAGGCGGCGAACCGCTACTGCATAAAGATATTGTTCAAATTATGACTAAGACTGTTTCGTCCGGGTTGGATCTTTCCATCATCACCAACGGCCAGCTTCTCACCGGCGAACGGGCGGAAGTATTGGGCAACGCCAAGTGGGTCAGGATTTCCATGGACTACACCAGCGCCGAACAAATGGCCGCCAGCCGAAACGTGCCGGATCGATCGTTTGATTCGGTCATGCAAAACATAAAAAACTTTTCCAATACCAAGACCGAAAGCTGCGATCTTGGAATCAATTTCATCATCACCCGTTATAATTACGAAGGGCTCGTTCCATTTGCAAAAGAGTTGAAGGAATGCGGGGTGAGCAACGTTCGCTTTTCGCCCGTCTATGTTCAGAACTTTAAGGAATATCACGGTACGATTGCTACTAGGGTGAGGGAACAGCTTGCGGAATGTCAGTCATTCTGTGACGAAGATTTCACGATCAATACGACTTATGATCTAGACAGTCCAAGCAAGTCGCCGCTGCGTCCGTTTCATCGTTGCTTATACGCTCAAGCCGTTTGCGTGGTCGGTGCGGATCTGGATATCTACGCCTGCCATAATACGGCATACGCAAATCACGGCCGG